TTTCCTTGCGTTTCTCAAAAATTGATTTGAAGATGTTATGAATATCATAAGAATTTTGAAGGTATGCGAGTGATCGCTGCTTTACGCTTTCAGGTTTGAAGAAATCCACATTATATTCCTGTTCTTTGACTAACAATAAGTTGTGCAGCAAAATATTTAACATTGTATTTTTATGTTCGTTGGAGGCTTTCAGAGTTTCTTTTAGTCCGGCATCCAATTGGTAGATGTGATTGATCTCGCCGGTATTGATATCCCATTCTTTATCATCACCACAAAATTTGCTGCCAAATAAAATATCATTTATACGCTCGGCGTCAGCATCTTTGGGAGCTTCACTAAAAGGAGGTTTCTCGTTGCACTCCATCACATTTGTGCCACATAATTTAACTTGAGTCTTTGAACTATAAAGCATACGAGCAGATGTGTTACCTCCTCCCGTCAAATCTTTTATTACAGCATTGTGTAGAGGCGCGTCTTTTTGGGGCTCTTTGCTAACAATATATCGCATTTTATTCAATTTTGCAATTTCAGGATTCGCGTTACTGCTTGATTTATTGCGTTGATTTTCACTGAAGATAGTAGGACTGACGCTGACAAAATAACTACCGAACACTTTTTCAAGAAATTCATTTGTGAGTCCTTTGCCATTTCTACCTGCTCCATTAAAAATAAAAAACTTTTCAATCGCTCTGCCTGATAAACCAGTTGAAATAATTTTGAAGAAATAATCGCGCAATTCTTTATCAGGAAAGATTTTGATGTATGTATCCATAATTAAATTAAAAGAGGCAGTAAAGTTTGCTGTCAAATCTTCTACTGTCACTTTTTGTGAGTCCCCTTGCGCATCAATAACTTTGAAGTCAATCAAGAAAGGCTTGAAATCGTAACCACAAGAGTAAGTGATAAAATCATCAAAACGATATGGGCGGAAACATTCTTCTGATATATCTATAACACCATTTTCGCATCCAAAAAGATCTTCCTTTGCATCAAATTCTAACAAATAATTCGCCATTAAAGTCTTAGCAACAGAAGCGATGCTGTTGATACCATTTGATGTCTTCAAGACAAATAATCTATCAGTCAAACGGGTTTTGGTTTTTTCCCAGAGTTTATAATTGCAATCCGACTTTTCTCCATTTTCAAAAACTTTACCTTCATATTCAGCATCCCACTTTTGCATTATTTGTTTCCAGTAACGCTCAACTTCATACATAATTGCTTTGCGAAGTGGGGCATCACTTTTTTCCCACCGACTTCCATTCCAGCCATACCATTCTCCCTTGCTTCCGTCACTTTTATCAACAGAATATATGAAATGATTTGGCATCACTTCCATCAAAGTTTCCACAATACCACAATCAGCATTATCAAGTGCTTTTGTGATCTTGGCCATATCAGCGACCAAATCGGCATTCGGTTTTTCAGAGTCAGCAACGGCTTCAATCCACTTATCCAAATTATAAATGTCATCAAATGGTTTTGAAGTCCACTCCAATTTAAATCCAGTCAATTCAAACGTCTTTTCATTTAGAAGTTCAACTACAGCTGCCAATCCGCCTTCGTACATATCCACATTTTTTTTCAAAAGCTTGATACCATCATATTCATATGCGCCACCAGGCACATCAGTCCCATCAACTTTCATCAAATCGGTATGATTGATTAGATAGCAAAGAACAAATTCCACAATGCGACTTTCATACTCCTGATTGAATAGAGCAAAGAATGATCCAAGCACTTTGTTATCTTTATTTTCACCAGCGTCCTCTCTTTTCTTTCGCGCTGTTTCATATAAATCTGGATTTTTTCTTTTGGCTTCAGTAGCAATATCTTTGAGTTCGCGTTCAAAAAGTGTGATGAACTCAATCGCCGGTTTATTAATTTTATTTTCAATGCACCAGCCAGAAAACGAGCCAAAGAAACACAAACGGATGAAAAGCTCCTTTGCCTGATCTCTTGAAACGCTATAGGAGTCTTTTATATTTTGAAGGTATTTGTCGCGATCTTCACAATACTTCGTTATCATTGGACAGGCAATTTTATTACTTTCGCACAAATTTCTAATAATTTCTGGCTGAGCATTTTTAAGATCCAAATCGTAATAAATTCCATCAATTAATGAATTACGAATAATGCGACGAAAGCAAGACAAACCGAGTGACTTGAAGGGGAACGATCGGCCCCACTTATGTCGCGGCTTTCCGTATTTGACGCTGATTGCAGAGAGCGAATTGTTGTAATTCTTTAAATAAGATCTAATTTGTTCCTTCTCATTTGAGTACTGTTGCATTATCAGTTTCTTGTGGCAGTCAAAATTATTTATTTCTCCCCAAGAGAGAAATAATAAATTGCTTTTGAGAAGTGCCTTAATTCTTTCAATCGGCACAACTTCTAAAAGTACGAGACCGTCTAAAACGGATGACCGTTTATTGAGTGTGAGAGATAGCGTTGAGGTCGTTGAGTTCATCTGATATATATGTATATAGAAAATAATATTTAAGTTGTTTTACCTAAATATTATATATTCAAATTTTGGCTTAAAGAAGAATGTTCAGATAAATTTTAGATTCTCGCCTAAAGATCACTCGCCGCTTTTGAGCTTTTGAATTATGCTCATTATGCTTTATGCGATTTTGGTCCCGCCATTTATAAATATGCTTTTTATTTTGTTCGTAAGATGGTGGCGCCATTTTTCTTAATATGTATAGAGAGAATTCTTTATATATATTTTATATAATTACTTTTTTAGTGCATATTATATATTATTTTTTTGATACGAGAGCTTTGCCTAGCTAAGGATCTCTGCAGTCAGTGCCGAAATGGGTACCTGTTTATATATAGGGGGACCATTTTTTGAATTACCCATTTCGGCAGACCGCTTCTTATGTGCACACCATATATGGTCACAAATAAAAATAAAAACAAAAAATAATAAAATAAATAAAAAATAATTATAAAATAAAAAAATAAAAAATAAAATAGCCTCAGCTGTCCCATCCCAAGTCTGTCTTCCAATCTGCTGTCTAATTGGCTGTCCAATATTTATATTAGAATATAGGGGTCCTAGGGGGCAAATCTGCATACTAATTGGGTGCAAAAATCAGAGATCATATTGGGCGCGAGACGAACTTGGGGTGGGACAGCTGGTTCAAAATAAAAATTCTAAAATTAAAAAGTATGAAAAATATATATAAAATAATTATGATTTTTATTTTTTATTTTTTATTTTAGAATTTTTTATTATTTTTTTTTATATTTATTTTTTGCTACATATTTTTAATATATTTTATTTTATTTTTATTTTGTGATCATATATGGTCTGCTGCCGAAATGAGTAAATCAAAAAAGGGGTCCCCTATATATAAACAGCTACCCATTTCGGCAACCGAGGAAGGAATAAGCTTTCGCATACACTCTACTATCTACGCAAAAAATAAGGTTGCGCATACCTTCCAAACCTATTAAAAATTATATATATAAAAAATAAAATAAAATAAAAAAATTGCAAAAAAATAATTATGAATTTATTAATTTGCGACGTTTTATAGTACTGCGATATACTTTATTCAAAAAAAATATGACACACCAAAAATATATTAAATTACATATGAAAAATGACAAAAAATTAATTTCGCGATGACAAAAAAAATATCGCGCGCGAAAACTTTAACTTCGCGCGCGACTTTCTGATATGAAATTAATAAAATTACGTTACTCAAATATATATAAAAAAGTGCAAAAAATAATTATGAAATTTTAATTTTTTTAATGACTTCGCGCGCGATGTTTTGATAGTTATTCAAAAATTATTCAAAAAGTATATATGACACACCAAAATTATATTAAATTATATATGAAAATTGACAAAAAATAAAATAAAATAAATCATCAAAATATCGCGCGCGAAGATCAAAATATCGCGCGCGAAGTCCAGCAATAGTAATGAAATTAATAAAATAATTAAAAGTCATAATTATTTCATATACTTTTTGACGAAAAATAAATAAGTCATAAATATTTCTCTCTATAATATACATCATATAATGTCATTAGAGCTACGTAAAATTAATAACTATAGATTCACTAACCAATTGATCAACGACATAATAATGTACAAATTGCATCAAATAGTACCTGCTACTCTCAATACTCAGCGTCAGAGGACCTCCTTTTTTGATAAATTTGATAGCAACGATTGGGTCGTTCAGCACCATAGCTTATTTTATAGACCGAATCCTAATTTGAGCCTTCAAGTCGCTCGGCCTCATCAAATTCCCGCCATTTTGCAACAAGTATTCCAAGATTTTAGACGTGGCTTAGGGACTGGCGAAAGCCAATTTTATCACTCAGTAGCTAGTCAGTTTTTGAATATAAAGCGCACACAAAGTACAGCATTTCTTAGGCAACAAGGTGACTATGTGCTGCCTCGGCCATACCAAAAGCGAGTCAACAAGCCGATCTTAGCGACCTGCCCGAACGAGCGCTGGAGTATGGATCTCATTGATCTCAGCAAATATCAGCATCATAATAATGGCTTCCGATATATACTGACCGTCGTTGACTTTTTCTCAAGAAAAGTATTTGCAAGACCAATGCGAACGAGGACCAATGCTGTCACACGCAATGCACTACAACAAATTTTTGTAGCCTCAAACACGATCCCAAGGACGCTGCAATTTGACAGTGGTAATGAGTTCAATGGCAATCAAATTAATGCCTTCTTTGCACAGCAACCAAACTTGCGCATTGTCCGAATTCAACCTTATACTCCGACCACCAACGGCTTAGTAGAGAGAATGAATAAAGAGGTCCGCAAGAAAATCGCCAACGGCTTCATCCGACAAAATAGCCTTCAATGGGTCCAACATTTGAACGACTATATTGATAATATTAACAGTCAAAAATCTAGCCGAACGGGTTTTACACCAGACCAATTATGGTCACAAGGCTACAATCCGAATAACAATCCGCAGAATCACCGCTTAACAGATCACAGTACGAACGCCGAACGCCAAGAATATGTGCAGCATCGTCTTAGAGCAACTGCCCAGCGAATAATTCAAAGAGGTCGGCAGCCAAATGTCTTTCAAGTTGGCGACCGAGTTCGTGTCCAAATGACTCGCTTCTACCCAGCTCTTAGAAAGCTTATCAAGGAGCACCATCGGAAGCAAATTATTGTGACATATACTCCAGAAATTTACACCGTTTCAGCAGTCAGACCTCAAGCTCCAAACGGAAGAATAAGAAATACACAATACGAGCTCACTAATGTTGCTGGTCAGTTATTACAAAGTGGAGGCAATCCGAAATTATTTTTTGGCTCAGAGTTGATCCTCATTCCTGTAGGAGACACTCCAGCATCAGTTCCGAATGCCTTACAGGCGAATGCCTTGAACTTGGTCTAATGTATATAGAAAGGCGGAATCACTGATGCGAAATTGCGAAAAATATTGATGGTTTTGGAAAAGATTTCCGGGTGAGGGGAATGCCTTCTACCAACTTCCGGTAGTTGGCAGTTGGTAGTTTGGGGGGGTCCAATCATTTTCAAAAAGTTGCAATATTTTTCGCAAATTTCGCCTCCCCAATTATTTCTCTCTTTATATAAAAATGCCTTATACATTAGTCCTCAATTCAGACAATGTGATCAGTACAAATAACACAACATACAAATATAATTTCATAAACGGCAGCTTTGTTGTGCCTGAAAATTCAGAGATGTGTGTCAGCCAAATTGTGATGCCCTACAGCTTCTTCAATATCAACAAGGGACTTTATAACAACAATTCATTCAATTACTATTGGGACGGAGTTCTCTACAAAATGATTTTCAAGGACGGGTTCTATTCAGTGAGCGATCTCAATCAATATATGGAAGCAACTTTTCTCTCATTGAATCAATATTTGGTGAACACAGCAACTGGCTTCAATCAATATTTTATAAGCATTCAAAGCAACCAGACCTATTATGCGAATCAGTTCATTATGTATCCGATCCCGACGAGTCTACCATCTGGGTTCTCGGCTCCTTCGGGCTTTGTTTATAGCTCAACAGGAAACACCCCGCAAGTTGTAATAAGTTCTTCAAATAATTTTGGCAGCATAATTGGGTTCACATCTGGGACCTACCCAAGCCTGGCTCAGACGGCGACCTACAATGTGCTCTCAAATCTGACTCCCAATGCAACGCCCGTCAACTCAATTGTGGTCAGGTGCAATATGATAAATAATGCGTGTACTTTTCCGACCGATATTTTGGACGTCTTCAGTATCAACACAAGCTTCGGAAGTTCTATAACTTACTCGCCTCCTTATGAAAAGTGGGTCTCAGTATCAGAAGGCAGCTATGCAAGTATGACAGTGACCTTGGAGGATCAAAACTTCGGCGTGATAGAAGCAAATGATTCTAATGTGCTCATAGCTTTACTTCTTAGAGTTGGCAAAAAGAGAGAAATGAAGCAGACTCTTGTGAACAAGCCATTGGTCCCGATAATTAAGCAACTGAAATTTAGAGATGAAAACGACAAGGACGATGAGGGTGATTGATTATTTTATCTCTTCGTAGTATATAATGAGGCACCATATTCATATTGCAAAAGGTCACGGTCTTCATTTTACTCACGGCAGAAAGCACACCCTTCATCATCAACATCGTGTTCATCATATTCATAGTCATACCCATAAGCATCATATTCTTGGAGGAGCAGCGCACAAAAAAGAAGGCGGTAAAACCCATAGCCATAGAAAACTCGCTCCCCTCAAGTTCAAGTTTTAGGCAAAATAATTATCTATTCATAGATAATAGATATGGAGCTTCATAATTTAGAAGTAGAAGAAGGCCTACAAATACACGATAGCCAGAATGAATGCACAATATGTGGGAAACCATTTAAGCATTTGAGAAAGAATATTCTGTTGCTTGGTTTTGATCTTCCAGAGACTACAATAACAACGAGTCACGCCAGGTGCCGAAAGCTAGTAGCGAATATAAAACGCTTAGAGCGAGAGCTACTTGATGCACAGTTTGACTTATTTTTAGTGAAGTTTAAAGGAAAGAGTGACAATTAACTGAAATAATCTGCATCAGATTGCTGGATTACCATTTATCTAACTATTAGCTAGATATATGGTAACAATAAAAAATTTTTTATTGTTAAGATTGTGACCATTATGGTCTTAGATAACGCTATCTATCCTGGGATTCCATATTATAGTTAGTTAATGCTTGATATATTCAAGCGCCGTTCCAAGATTGTGACCCATTGCCTCTGCCAAGTTCTCCATCTCCTGTAATTTTGGGATATCTTTGTACTGGTTAGAGAGAAAGATATGACGCAATAAATCTGTAGAGATGTTCTTACCGAAGACCTTATTCAGTATGCGAGTGATCTGAGAACTGGAAAGCTTATTACCATTGGAGCTAAAAAGGAGATAGTCACCTTCATTGAGCTTGATCCACTTCTTTATGTACTTGTTAAGCTCAGCAGGAATTTCCAAAACTTGTAAGCCATACTTACCTTTCGTTTTGTAGATATTAAAATAGAACTTCCCAGCCTTATAATAGTTATCAGTTTTTACATTTATGTTACGTATCTTCATCTCAGAATAATCCATAGATCTGCGAGGTGGGAGACCAGAAACACCGCCGAGAAGGCCGATCAAAAAGAACTGCACTATGAGCTTACTATCTAGTGGCAATTTTTTGTCTAGCATCTTGGACGCAACTGATTTGAGCTGCTCGTAGATATCTTTTACCTCTTTGATGTCCACCCAGTTCTCAGTTTGCTTAGCATCTTTGGTCTGATTCTTGTAGGCGTCGTTGACTATCTTGCAGTCTTCAATCATCATCTTTCTATAGTCCTCGTGATTGGTTAAAATATAAAGAGCAGAGAGAACGGACTTTCTAGTCTTGCTATGCTTCTCTCCCAAACTGTGTAAAATTTCTTTTGCGTGACTTGTGAAGAAGTGGATCCCTCCTTCGCCTTGCAGTTTTTTATAAATATTGGTAAGAGTAGACACATAAGTACGGATGGAACTTTCAGAAAGCTTGGGCCTATTCGCCTTAATTTTATGGACAAGATCTTTGTGCAATTCCATTTTTATATAACAATAATTTAATTTGGAAAGTTGGATAACTTAATCTGGAATGCACCCCTGCACCTTCTGCACCTAAATTTATAAAAGTCCTCTTATGAAAGAGAATTCCAAGGATAGTTTTGTAAAAAAGGGTGCAGAAGGTGCAGAGGTGCATTTCACCAAAGAAGATTATCTGCCAACCATCCTTTGCTTCCTAAAATGTGTCTATCTCTTTCGTGAAAAAGTTACCGAATTTGTCGTACACATCAATCTTGTATTTTGGATTTTTACTTGGAGCAACTTGAAGCCCAAGGCGCCTTGCCTGATCTAATGTATATTGCTTGATTTTGTAGACCATCTAATATTCATATAGATTATGTCTGAGGCATTGTCAGCACAAAATTCATCAAAGCATTCGGATCGTTGCTCTGAATTGGATTGTTATTGGAGTCCGTCAATGTGATGATCAAATTTGAATACTTCCCTGGTCTCAATCGGACTCCCGCATTGGCAATCGGAAGGTAGCTGATATTTGACCCAAAAGTGCTCGTGATTGGAATGACATCTAGTACGTCTTGAAATCCGCCGCTTCCAACTTTATTGTCTACTAGGTTACAGTGCACAAGGACGCTATTTATGTAACTTCCTAGCGGAGGAAATGGAGGCGTGGCCGATAAACTGTTACCAGATATGGTCACAGTATAACCTCCGATGACAGCATTCGCAGGGTAGATACTCTGAGCAGCCGAAGGGTAGGTTCCACTTTGAAAGCCAATTAAGTTTCCAAATAAAGTTGTGGTACTTTTGACTCCAGCTGGAATAACGATTTGAGGCGTTGTAAGTGAACCAGTAATGTAGCTGTTCGCCCATATATATCCGCTTCCGAACATTGATGTGACATCAGCTGACGAAGTAGGCAAGTAATTCAATGTAATTTGATTCGTATATTGAGGCGCATTTGTTGAAAATGTGATCGGATAAATGATGCTTGGATTTGCATTACCACTTGTACTCGGCTGAGTAGTTGAATAAAAATAAAACCCGTTTGCCAAGAGAGACTTGTTGAGCGCACTCTGAATATCATTTAAAGTGTAAAACCCGTTAGGCAGGGTGACAGTGTATGTGTTGTTCGTTCTAGAAAAAGTATAAGAAGCTGAACCGGCTGTCACCGAGGCACTGAGTTGATAAGTACCGACGCCTCCCTGACCACTTATGTAGGAGACGATTGTATAGGGAGTCGCAGAAATTGTGATGGTATCTCCGACGAGAATCTTTCCGCTGCTGGGAACGACAGTAACTGCAAGGGTGGTCCCTGAGCTTGAAGCCGTCACATTGAAAGTTCCAGACGTTGGCATAATATATTGGAATGTGTTGTTGCCTAAAGAATTGGTCACATTGAACCACGCATATGGTAACTGGACTTGATTGATGCTTAGCTCAGCTCCAGGTAAGACAGTAAAGCTGCCATTTTGAAAATTATATTGAAATTGACTGTTATTGTTTCCTATAACGTTTGATGCATTCAAAATTATACAAGAAGCCATTTTATTATTTGATGAGAAAATATTATGCGATTCTTGTTATTTGAAGATATGTATTAGCAATTTGAACAACTGGTGAATTGGTTGCGGTACTAGATTTTGCTAACAAAGCTAAGGTAGAACTTGATGAACTATTTGAGAACACATAAGTTCCTTGCAAAGAAACTGAAGTTCCACTGTTTGTATACAATCCCCAAGTAGATAGCGTTGATGCATTATTCTGTAAAATTGCTGTCAAACTTGGGCTGACTGTACTGGCATTTATATACAAATTGAAATTAACAACCCATACTCCATAACTTATTGTTCCAAGAGAATTTATTGTTGACGATGAAAATATTGTTACATTAACAGTTGATAATGTTGATGTTGAACTTACTGTATAAGTATTGGAATAGCCAATTTGAGATGTTGTGAAATTTGGCAAAGATTGATAGATCGGTGTGATAGCTAAATTGGTATTTATTGTGCTATTTGAAACTTGAAAATTTGGCAAGTGATTGAAAAATAAAATGATAACACCTCCAATTCCACTTGATCCTGTTAGTCCACTTCCGATAGTAGAAATTCCTCCTCCACCGTTCCCTCCGCTTCCGTATGATTTTGTTACTGATGCTGCTGCTAAGTTTAAACCGCCACCAAGACCTCCAATGCATATATTATTTGTTGTAAAACCATCGGCCATTGTATTTGTGAAAGCACCCCCTGATGATTGAGTAGTAATATTTCCAGAACTCCCTCCTGCTCCTGAAGCCGTTGAAGCATTGGCAGATCCGATTCCACCAGCCGAGCCTGAAACTGTGCCTCCAGAACCACCAGCTAAAGATCCTGCGCCTTGGCCTCCTACAGCTCCCGATCCATTAACGAGTGGAGTTGGACTGCTCCCAAGTCCACCTTGTTTTCCTGGAGAAGCAGTATAAGTATTTACTCCGTTATAGTTTAGAGACGAAAGGGAACCGTCACCTGATACTCCTCCAGAGCCAACAATCATTGACATTGTGTCAGCATTTGATAAAGTTATTGTTCCAAAAATAAATTGACCTGCTCCTCCACCTCCCCCAGAGCCTGAAGTGAAAGTGCTTGTTCCAGATGCTTTTGATCCACCGTTTCCACCAGAACCGCCTCCTCCAATAATAATATAATTTAATGTTATTGACTGATTACCAAGATAAGTTATAGAACTATTGCTTGTGAATGTCAAATATGTGTTGTTAACGTTAGTAGCCGAAGTTCCAATCGGGTTTATCAAAGCTGATGAATATGACGATCCCGATTGGACTTTGAAATAAATTGAAAGATTATTAGCAGCCAAATAATTTATTCCTTGAGTAAGGGTCCCCCCTGCAGTTAAATTATTACAATTAATTGTTGCGCTATCAGTTATGCCTGATGAAGTTATTGTATTGTTAAAAATATTTGTTCCAGTCCAAGTGTTGTTAAGGGGCAACAAATTGATAGAACTTCCTGTTATTCCTGTAGGTCCTTGTAAACCACTAAATCCTTGTGGGCCAAATGGGCCAGTTAAACCAGTTGGTCCGATTGCTCCCAAAGACCCTTGTGATCCAATAGTACCAGTGGATCCTTGAAGACCTTGGACTCCAGTGCATCCTGTAATTCCAGTTGATCCTTGAGGGCCAGTTCCTGTGCACCCAGTCATTCCAGTTTGGCCAATTGGGCCTTGAAGTCCAGTAGATCCTTGAAGACCTTGGACTCCAATGTATCCTGTCATTCCAGTTTGGCCAATTGGGCCTTGAAGTCCAGTAGATCCTTGAAGACCTTGGACTCCAATGTATCCTGTCATTCCGGTTGGGCCGATTGGACCCTGAAGTCCAGTTGATCCTTGTAGTCCTTGGACTCCTGTACATCCTGTAATTCCAGTTGGACCTTGAAATCCTGTAAATCCTTGAAGCCCTTGTAACCCTTGGGTTCCTGTTGGTCCTTGTGAACCTTGTGAACCTTGTGCTCCGATAGAACCGGTTGAGCCTGTTTTTCCAGTTGATCCTTGTGAACCTTGTACTCCAATAGAACCGGTTGAGCCTTGAGGTCCAATTTGACCTGTACATCCTGTAATTCCAGTTGGACCTGTTGGCCCTCCAGGCGTCCCTTGACTTCCAATTGGTCCAATAGGGCCAGTAGATCCCGTGGAGCCCTGACTTCCAATTCCAGCTGGTCCAGTATTTCCTGTAAAACCCTGTGATCCCACTTGGCCTTGATTTCCTGTAAAACCCTGTAATCCAATTGGTCCTGTTGAGCCTGTTTTTCCTGTAGGGCCTTGAAGACCAGTAGGACCCTGCAAACCAGTGGGCCCAGTTAAGCCTCTATAATAGAGGTCACCATATCCCTTGCTGATTAATTGGGCGCTTGAATTATATCCTGCAATGGCGCCCGATGTGGTCGGAATTTGTGTGAAAGCTGCTGTTCCTAAGACGTTAAATGCTGTGTTGACGCTGACATTATTGACAAAAGTGGTCTGCACAGCCTCCGATGTGGCGGTCCCAATTCGGCGCAAGTAAGTGGCATCTAAAGTCGCTGCACTAATTTCCTGATTATTGTTGAAAAATTGGTTATTGTATATGACTCCTGGAAAGTTTTCGGATGGCGGAGGATCTGATGACATATAAACTAACAAGATTTTTATATTGAGATATATAAAATGCTTAACTTTAAGGATCAGATGAAAGATTGGTATGAGATCAGTGGTGCTGGAAATAAAAGCCAAAAAGTAGATAAGGACTTCAAAAGGCACTTGATTAAGAATAATGCAATTATCTCAATAATTGGCAACACTGGATCTGGAAAAACGACGGCTCTCGTGGATCTTTTGGAGCGTATGGGCCCAAAGTTTTATCGCATTATTATCTTCTCAGGGGCAACTACTGATGAGCCACTTTTGAACTTCCTGAGAGAGAAAATTGACGGCATTGAAATGATAGACGATGTTGATAAATTGCCTGAATTGAAGGACCTTGATGAGGAGAACAAGAATGAGCCAAAGCTGATAGTCTTTGATGACTTCATCAATTTGAAGGCGAAAGAAAAAGTCAAGATTCAGAAGTGGTTCAACTCAGCACGAAAATTTGGATTCACACAAGTTAGTATGTGTCAGCGCTATTCTGATATGCCCATTCAAATGCGAAATAACACGCAATATTTTATGCTTTTCAGGCTCAACGATATGAACTCCATAAATCAAATACTTAGAACCCACAATAACTGCGGCGACAATGTGGGCCTTGTCAAACAAGCTTATTTTGATTCTACGAGCCAACCCAAGAACTTCTTCACGATTGATCTGACGCCAGGATCTCCTTACCGTTATCGTCACAATTTTACTGACATCATTCGCATAAAATGAGAGAGCAAAGGAAAAAGGCTGAATTGCGAAATTGCGAAAAATATTGATGGTTTTGGAAAAGATTTCCGGGTGAGGGGAAGGCCTTCTACCAACTTCCGGTAGTTGGCAGTTGGTAGTTTGGGGGGGTCCAATCATTTTCAAAAAGTTACAATATTTTTCGCAAAAATTTGGCTGACCATCAATGTATATAGAGGTACAGTCTAGACTTCATCACTACTCTGGCTGCCGTTTGGCGTGTGAATTTTATCATATTCGCTCGGTAATGGTGCGAGAAAATCCTTGAGCTTCGCTTTAAATGCTAAGCTACTGCTCTCAATCAGCTTACTATAATTATTGAAGGACTCATCTAGAAAACTTTTGCCATCAATGGATCGGTTCTCTCTAGTAAGACTCAAAGTTTTGAAAATTGAGGTGGCCAAGATGTAATAATCCTTACTGACTTTGTATTCTTGTTGCATTCTTGAATCAATTGAAAAATACATTTCTATTGATCCTACAATTCCGCATAAGAGAGAAAGAAGACAATTTATAGCGCTAATATATTTTTGAATAATGAAAGGCTGAGCGCCAACACTGATGACCGAGTTGAAGGCTGATATGATGATAACTGGAATTCTATAATATTTTAGAGATCGTTTTAGAGATTGATAGCGCCTCTTATGAAGTTTAGCCATAATGACGGAATTTATTCGGATGCTCTCTAAGACGCTTTCAAAATCAGGCGCCCACAATTTATTTTCATCTTTGACTGAAATATCTGACATATATTTAGTAATTATTTTTTCTAGCCAATATTTATAATGTCTGATAACTACGAGTTTGAAAAATCCAGAATCCCCCAGGGAATCAGCCAGGAGTCTCCATATGTGAGAAAAGATTGGCAATATGTGAATGATATTAATGGATCTGTCTACTCTAGTCAGGGTACTGCTCTTGTGCAATTTGATTTATCTTCTATCTACAATTCTAGTCAACTTATTGATATCAGTCAAGCCTTTATCACCATTCCAATTGTGTATTCGTCTGCTTACACGAGCAATACAGCTAATGGTGCTCTCGTTGCACCAACTGCTGGTAATGGATGGGCCAACACTGGTCTCAAATCTGGTTATTTCCAGCTCGTTCACGCAGCGGATTTGCAAGTCAATGGTAAGCAAATTGAGCAATATCAGCCTTATCTCAATTCTTATGTTTCTTTTAAAATGCTTTCTGAGCTTGATCAGGATTCATACAATGCATTTGGTGTGTCACTCGGTATGGGCAGACAACTTGATAATTTTCAGTCTATTCGCTACAATGGAACCAGCACTTTGAGCGCTAACGCCGCAACTGCATATCCTTCAGCTCCCAACGTGATTCCTGTGACTGGAAATGGTGTTACAAACAACGTCCCATTCTCTCTTGGTACAGCGGATTTCGGCGATGAAGCCGCCTTAGGAGCTCAATTCACAGGGTGCTACAATAATGGTCTTTATTCTCGCCTCATTAAGCCTGTTGATCTTACTGGAGGCCAGGCTACCAATTTATACGGAAACAGTGCAACTGCTAATATTATGAGCTCTTCAAATTTGAACAACGAATTCAAGAGCACTTATCAGGTGCTTAATACCAACTATGGAGTATGGTATGACACTGCGATCGTCAGAGTCCAAGATATTTTAAATTCAATGAAACACTGGCCCCTTTCAAAGAAATTTGATGGTGTCCTTAAGCTATACCTCAATGTTGGAGCAGTCGGCAGCTTGTGCACAGGAGCTAATGGCGCTATGGTCTCTTCTCTTGCATCCAATACTTTTACAAATACTTGCCCTTTAATGCAGACTGCTCTATCTGCTCTCCCAGCAACGACCACAGGAATTGTTTCTGGAATTTCAATTGCTAAAGCAGGTCCTACGAATATTTTCGGAGGCGTCAATCTAGCGCTTAGCATTGGTTCTCACCCAATGACTGCTTGTAGGTTCTACTACCCAGCCATTGTTATGAAACCAGAAGAATCAATTTCTTACATCAGAGAGAACCGTGCTAAAAAGGTTTGCTTTACATCCGTCCTCACCAATGTGATCAATGGTGTTACTGCTGCAAGTTCTTACTCTCAACTCATTCAATCTGGTGTAACTGGCATACGTGGTCTTCTTATCTGTCCCTTCATCTCTGGAACTGTCAACGGTCTTCCAACAACAGCCAACACCAATTTGACAGGTGTAACTTCTTTCTCCCAACTTCTATCGCCTTTTGACAGTGCCCCAGCCACAACAGCCCCTATCAGTCTTACCAATTTACAGGTCACAATCGGTGGACAAAATATCAAACAATCTACTCTCTTTTACACTTACGAGAATTTTTTGGAGGAAGTCAGTTTGTACGAAAAGCTAAACGGGGCAGATTTCGGCCTCTCAACTGGCCTACTCTCTCAATTTGCTTGGGAGCAATCTCGTTGGTATTACATTGATTGCACTCGTGGCGAGAAAGCTGATCAGCTCACTCCCAGAAATATTGTGCTCAGCTTCAACAATAATACTCTTCAAACTTGTGACTACATTGTGTTCACAGAGCGTTTTGAAGAAGTTGTTGTTGATGTTGAGAGCGGAATTGTCACCAAATAAACAAGCCTCCCCTCGTTGATTCGGGTCGTTTCATATATAAAATATTTAACTATATATATGAAAGCATTATCAAATATTCAAATTGAGCACATTTTAGCTCACAATGGAATCAAATTTAATGGCATCTTTTCAAAAGATAAGTTACCGAAAGAATTTAAGCAAGGCTGGTATATTATCAATTTGCAAAATGAAAATGAAGGCAGGGGTACGCATTGGACGTGCTTCAAAGTCTTCGGCAAAGAGTTGCTTTATTATGACTCTATGGGCTTTATTTGTCCTCTAGAAGTGCTGAAGGGCGCAAAAGATTATGTTATCTACAACACTGAACAAATTCAAAATGATCTGAGCTCAAGCTGCGGATGGTTTTGCATCGCTCTTATAGAGAACGATGATAAATCTAGTGGCTCTTCTCTCAGAAAATTTGCCCACTTTCTAGCCAAATTTAGCAACAATACGAAAGTGAACGAACGCATATTGCAGCGGATTTTTGCTTAAGGGCCGTAGTACCCTGCTGGATAAAGAGCTCCGCCTTCAAAAGGCTGTTGGATTCCAAGACCACGGCCTCTACGAGCCCTTCCTCGTGCTCTTCCTACTCCAGCTCCTGACATCAAGCTTGTCGCAGCATTTGCCAAAGCTTGTTTACCATATTGTTGAGCAGCTTGACCAGCTTGGTGAGCAAATTGGTGAGCTAATGGCTTGAAAGCTTCAGCCACTGGTTGAAAGGCCTTTTGAACGGGAGCAAAAGTATTACGAGTTCTCCTGGCAAGGCGTTGAGCATAAGTGCTGCCACCCATCTCGGCCTTTTCGGATTTAGGT